TAACGGGGTCTGGTAATCCTCTACTACCCCAGCCAGCACCAAGACCACCATTATACTTGCTAAAGTCGGCCACGCCCTTATAATTTTTTCTAACAACAACGCCGCCGCTTTGACTAACAAATGTCGCCGCTCTTGAACAACTCATCCCTTGACCACCATGACCTCTGGCTCCGTAAATTGCTTCAGTAGCACCTCTTGCTACCCAAGACTCCTTATCTCTATGCACATCTATCTCTACTGCTCGACTAACATCTACGGCATTTCGTGTTGCATGACTAACACAATCTCCAGTAGTTTGTCTTTCATTATAAGGATTTTTATCAAACTTCAATACGCTTTTATATGGAGTACTGAGCTTACTCTTGCCACTATTTTTTATCCTTTTTGAACCATCGGCAAAATATGCGTATTTAGAAGTTTCGAGTAACTCATCAAATACGTGTTGTTCCCAAAGGCAACCCTGGTAGCCCTTACGATAGTTTAGATATAAATCATTAGGAGAAAACTTAGACATTATTTACGACTTTCATTACAAGCCCATGCTAATGCTCTAAATGCGTTAGCAGACTTTGATCTTAAATTAGTATCTAGAGGAACCATGTCATCACCTATCTGCGATGAAATTAAAGACTGACAAGCGGCACTAAGATTTGGATAGGCACCCTTAAGATTAAGCCTTAGCATTACTCCACTTAAAGAGTTTGCCTGACGAATCTCTTCTGTTGTCTTAACAACTTCGTTTTCGCCATCTAGTTCAACTAGAGTTGCTAAATCCATATACAAATCAGATAATCTTTTTGCATCTTGTTTTTTATTTCCAACATCTACATTAAAGGCATCTATAACTGGTTCGCACAACTTTTTAAGTTCTGGATCAGATGGTGGAGTTATAATAACTATGCTATCGACCACATCGACTGGACGATTTATTGGAAAATTAAAATTTGGTTTTGTAATTCCGAATACTACAAGAACTACTGCTACAAGTAATAAAAATTTATTATTCATCGACACGATCCTTTCCGCAAACATTGGGACTTAGATATGGAAACATTTCATCAGCCACATCTACAGCTTTTTCGCAGCCACACTTAAGAGCCAAATCACGAGTTTCTTTCCATGATACCACAAGTTTAAAAAATAAATCTTCTGGTTCTACTTTGGAATGCTCTGAAATAGTATTTGCTAGAATAACTGGAGCAGTATTGGTACTAACAGTTACGACATTTGGTAACATTGGTTGTTTTTTTAGAAAAAGATTTTTTATATTTTCTAATACAAAACTATATAGTCCATTCATTGGAGCAAGTTTATCTTTGAATAACACCCATATAACCAAGCCAATACCAGCATACAGCATAAGATCTGTTGGTCCTAAGCCCTTACTAAACTCCTCAAAACTTTGAGTAAAATTCATATCAAGTCCCCTCATTCATTTTTTTAATAAATACGCCCGTGTTTCTAAACGTTGTAACAAGAGCATCTATTGTTGCGCTTACTAGTATCATCAAAAACGCTTTGACGTACTTATGTATAATAGGTTCTAAAAAATTTGGAACAACAGGAATGTCAACAACAACAAAAACACTATCATAAAACTTATTAAGTAGTTCCATAGCCAGGGCTTTTTTATCTGGACTACTAATATCGTGGCCTAATTTTTCTATAATTTGAATAACACTAGCTGTTGCTAGTTGCAGAATCTTCCAAGCCTCATTTACCGCTAATCTTTTTACTGTTGCTAGGCTGTTTTTTACGTTTAGTATTAGGTTTTCTACTTCTGTTTTTATTAGGTCTTGGCTGACTAGTGGTTTTACTACTTTGATCTGGCTCATGAGCTACTTCTTTCGTTTCGAATTGTTGTTTAATTTTTGTTCTACCATTTACATATTTATAAAGAATAATCAACTGTCCACCAATTAATATACACGATTCTACAGCATGAGTAACTATCGTTATAAGTTCCTCTTTTTGGTCATTTTCTGAAATAAGACCAGTTAAATATAAACCACTAAAAATAAAACTAACTACTGTGAACCAAAATTCACTAGTTTTATATCCTGGTTTTAATTTCATGAATCATTATCTCCACTATAGTATCTTGGCTCGTCAAATCTACTATCATACTTTGCTTCGATATCGCTTATTGTCGGTGTGTTTTTAACATAAGTATCTATGGTTGAATACTCACCAGTTTCGGTACATGAAACTACTACTGTTCCGTTTTTAACAACAACACCACTAACTGCTGCTTGTATATCATTTGCCATAATTTATCTCCTAAGTTTTTCTTTCTATTCTTTCTTCTAGAGCTTCAAGTGTTTTACCTAGTGTTGCTATTTGAATTTTTAATTCATGCATTACTTCTATAACTTTTTGAAGCGTTATAGATAGTGCCACTTGTGTTTCTTTATTAGTAGCCAACCTCTCCATAATAAATTCTCTATCTTTACAGTATGGGGTTTCATTTTGAATCATTTTTGTAATTTCTTCTTTAGTAACAATTTTTTTCCCGATACTTACCCAAAACCCAATTAATGTTACTATGATACCGATAGACGCTGTGGCTAAAGATTGCCAAAAATGGAGTATCTGTTCATTCATATTGGTGATCCATAATGGTGGCGACACGTATAATAATACACTAAAAAAAATAAGCCATAGAATTACTCTATGGCCTATTTCTATAAAATAATATATTTATGATAAACTCAGCCTGTTTTGGCTTTGTAATCATCATTTACTGGATTTGGTGAACCGGTCATATATGTTAGTTCACCAGGAGAACTTCTACTTGGATTAGCCGCATCGTCTGACGCAAAGGTGTCTACAGCGACTGTTGGAGTACTAGTGAAAGTACCACTGTAGATATTCCAGGAACCAGCACGAATAGCTGTTGTTAATCTACGTGTTCTAACAACTTCTAGCTTGTGAATACTTCTAATTAATTGTGGTTGATCAGCACCACTTCGCAATACAGTATTTGTTACGCCAGATAAAGATTCTGTTACTCTTTTAGCGATTGGACCTCTGTTGTTAAAAGAGAAAGTACCAGCACTTAAGGCCTTATCTGTATCAGTGCCGTCTGCAACAGAAGAACCAAAAACACCAACATTGGAATAGCCTAAACTAACTTGATCTAAAATTGTGGTTGTGCCGCCATTAACAACCGCACCACCCCTGTTGTTGGTTGATGTCGCTGTTACTGCGCTACCATTTACTTGTTGTGTTGCCATAATGAGAATGCTCCTTGTAATATTTGGCTTTTACTATTTTAGTATACACATTAAGTTAAAATATTTGAAAACTTTTCATTAGTAATTTAGCCATTTTAAATAAAACAACCATTTTCGTTAGCATACACACAAGACGTATCGCTACTATCCAAATTCCATTCAATAGTTATGTCATTATCAGTATGTTGTATAACGGTTCCCAGAACATTATTGTCAATATTATATATTTTTTGGTTATTTTTATTAAAAAAGCAATAACTTTGAACTAATCCAAGATCTTTGCGTTCGTTAAAAAAAGCAAATAGACATTTATCGTTTTCATAATTTATTATATCTGGAATATTTTTATGATCAATAATATCGTGTCCCACAATGTGTTTTTTAGGCGTTATATTTTTTATCTCTTTGAACAAGTTTTTATACTGACAATGTTTTCTATTTAGTTCTATAAGATCTTCGTATCTTGCTATTGTAGCCATATGTTTATCTTCTATATAAATACCAACAGGTTCATTTTTAACACCATTAGCTATTGCAACTATTTTTTCTTCGTCAAACACTATGTCTGAATAATGAATAAAAATAAAATGAGAATAAGTATTTTTATATTCGTTTATCATATTTGTTATGTTTAAGTTAAGATCTATTATTTTAGCAAGATTATTATCGCTAAGAATAATCTTACTAAATAACTCATATGATTTATAATCATTAAAAAAACACAAAAGTTTATTTTTTGGTATCTGTTTAGACATGGAAACAGAGTTGTAACTATTCGCTTCGTTAAATTTTGCAATAAAAAGTACTTTATTCATTTGCTATCCTTATTGATCTTATTACTTGTGTTTGTAGTGATGATTTGTTTTCTAAAAATGGTATCAGTGTTACTCTATGTGGTTTCGACTCCATACTTCCTATCAATCTTAAAATATTGGTATTAAAATTTTTAAAATCATTTTTTCTAATATCTTTTCTATAAGAAATATTGTCTTTGCTATCGTGTAAAATTATAGCTAGTGAATTCACATTTTTATCTATCAGATTTAACATATAGTTATTTGGCATATCAAATTCTACAGAATATTTACTGAGCATGCCAGATGACCACTCCTCTTCTGTCATGGGATATGGCTCTTTACATGTGTCATTAATATCGTAGGTATCCTTATGAATAAGTCTTTGTCCAAAATTTAATCCAGCATATAATTCATATTCATGCAAAGTCCTTTTGTCTCCAAGACCATATTTGCCAAACTTGGTAGAGTTTTTTTCCATTCCTAATAAATGTCTAGCTCTTTGTTTACCTATATTAGATCTATTTTCAGACGTTACTATAAAACCATTTTCTTTTGTGTGGTCGTCCCAATGCTTGATTTGTTCCGTTCTAAGATATTCATGCCAAACTATTGGTGTTGTTGGATGAAAAAAATCGTAACCATTAGTATATGCTCTAGCAGATAGACTTATTTCTTCTCCTCTAAAATACATATTTGGATCATATATACATTCTTTAACAAAAGTTTGTCCAGCAAATATAAAGTGCCCGGATAAGAATCGTGCTTTTATTAGTTTTATCTTTTTATTTTGTAGTTTTTGATAATCTTTAATAACTTTGGGAATAAACATTAGGTCGCCAAGATCGGTAAAGTCTGCAAAAGAAGCAATTCTCATAGGTTTTTGTTCCAAATTTTTATCATTTTTTGGAACATAGCCCGGACAATATCCTCCAATAATTGGCTTAGAGTATGTCTTTTGTGTTTCTTCAAACATTTCAATTAATTTTTCGTCCCAATTTTCACAAAATCTATGATGTGAATCAAGTTGTAAATAATATTCTTCGTTATTGAACAACAATTTTTGAATAGTATTTCTTGCCCAACAAGTTCCTTGGCTTTCTCTCCAATCATAATCTAAAAATTCTATATTAATACCAGACGACAGTAGTTCTTTTTTGGAAAAACCTTGATCTTCTTGAAGAAGAACCCCAAATTTTAGTTGATCTTTATATTTAGATTTATTATATGCGTCAATAATAGTTGGGATAGTCTCAGGATCTCTATATGACGCTATACTGATGAAAATTGACATTATAAATTATAGATATTTATGAATTAGTTTTATACTTTCAATACTATTGGTGCATACATAAGAAATATTATTTTTTCTTAAATTTTCCACATGCTTAACCGTCCAGATGTTTCCTGTAAAAATTGTTTGTATTTTTGATTTATCTTTCAATAAAACTGTCGCGATAAGATTATCTTCTGGATTATCTAGCATAAAACCAGTAGAAACATATGCTTTTTGTATATTGTTTTCTAATAATATTGCACAGGCTTTGATCAGAGACTGGTGGGTAAAAGTTCTATACTCTACATAATAGTTCAGGTCTACATTTTTTTCTGTGCAAATGTTATTATTGTTTTGTATATCTTGTTTTATTTTATCATATTTTTTTGAACATAATAGATTATTTTGAATAACTATATTAATTTTTTGTGCGCCGTTATCTATAGCGTTTTTTATAGCAAATCCTCTCGAATTAGTATCCATAATACCTAATGGATAGTCTATTGGGTTCGCTATCTTAATTCCGGTATCTTTGACTAGAGACTTGCATAGTTTAGTATAAGCAAATGGTACTGATATCGAGGAGACGCTATATTTAATAGCTTCTTCTATTTTTGCCTTAAGCTCTATTTCATTATAGTCTATATTATATAGATTGTATTCTATATTCATTATTTTTTCTTCACTATATCTTTTAACGACTCTATACTTGTATATCTCTTACTACCAAGTACACCGTCGGCAAAATTATAGTTGACAGCTTCTTGTGCTGTGAGTATCCAGTCGCATTTATTAGCTAATTGGGCTATTATATGTTTTTTTGCCATCATTTTTTTTAAGTTTTTTGCTTTGGCTAAATCGCTATCAATATATTTTTCTGTAAAAATATCTATCATTTTTTCGCTTTCTTTTTCACTCCATTGAACCCAACTCAAAGCGGCCTTATGTTCGTTATCAACACTAATAGATCCGTAGTGAATTAATACATTGGTATTTGGCATTAAAATTCTCAAATCCGCCGACTGTAATATAACACTACTGGCCGATTCCACACTACCATAGGCTAATATAATAATCTTTGATTTAGAAAGTTTTATGCAATCGTAGATGCCCATGCAATCACCCCAAACACCGCCAGGAAGGTGCATATGAACCAATATAGGTTCTATAGATAAGGAATTTAAATATCTAATATTTTTTTCAAAAAGAATAGCCGATCTAAAGTCTACTCCACCCTCTTCTTCTACATCTAAATATGAATGCAAATACAGTTCTCTATGTTTTGTATCAATATTATAATTATGAATATTGCTGAGTTCGAATTCGTTTTCTTTATTGGATGTTGAGTTAGACATGACTATTTTCTATGTAATTATAAACATTATTATTAATTTGTCTCATTACTTTAGAGTCGCTAAATGCTTTACCAATAGCTATTCTAAATCTATATTTTGTAAAAATATTTATGGTTTCTACACCAATTGTATTTTCAATTATTTTGGCAACACCTTTTGTTATAGCAAAATTTGTATGTCCATTCCAAAAATTAAATATAGATCCTGAAGCCGTATTTTCGTTAATAGGAATAATGCCAAATGGTGTCGCTATTATTTGACACTTAATTTTTTTATTTTGCGTCTCGTAATTTTCTTCCTCAAAACTATCTATATAGTCATCATCTGTATCTGAATCTAATTGATCATCAATACCGAAAGGATCTTTCCATTTTTCCCACATTATAGTTGGAATATCTTTCATGTTAAATACTTACTAAAAACTTGGGACGGTTGTATAAATACGTCATCATTACTATTATCTTTGGTGTTGTGAGTAATTTGGTCTACCAAACATATGTTTTCTATAAGAGATGAATTGTCTTCGTTTTTTATTTGCTTATTGATTATTTCAAGAATTTGGTCTTTTATTTTATTAGTAAAAGAACTATTCAAAAATTCAGAACAAACCACAGCGTGTTCTATCTCTGTAAGAGAATTATGTTGAGTGTCTTTTATATAAACAACAAGATCTATTTCAAATTTTTCATTCAAAGAAATTAAGATATTAAAAAGATCGTTTTTATTATATAGGTCTTGATTATCTTTTGAATGGTCTTCTTTTTTAGTTTTTGAAAAAAGATTAAAGATATTTTTTAGCATATTATAAAGAAATTCTTTTTAGCGTATCATCAATTAAAAAGTCTACCGATTTCTTTTTTGATAGATCTGTTTCAAATTCTATTGGTAGCCAATTTAACATAGAGAAGTTTTTATCTAACATAATAGTGCTGGACAACATACATAAATCTTCATTTTGATCATATGAGTATTTGTCATTATTGTCTTCAATGTATCTCATTAAAAGATCATTCTGAATTTCCAACATACAGACATCTATATCAATTATATTTTTTATAGTTGGATCTTGAAAAAAACCTAATATTGTTGTTTTTATTTGCTCTTGAATAAAAATAGGCTTATCTATAATTGAATATGGAACAATAATATCATCACTATTGGTAGATAATATATAGGTATTTTTATTTTTTAAATCATATGAAAAAATCAGGTGAAGAATTTTTATTTGTTTCATATAAGAGTCCTAATTTTAGATATGGCTGTTTTAATACTTTGCCTAACTGCCTCTCTAGTTACTCCTTGAACTCTGCCAATTTGTTCTAATGTCATATTATCATAATAGTACATCTTAACTTGGTCTTTTTGTTTATCAGATAGGATATCTGTATTAAACAGTTGCTCTATCAAAGATTTGATATTATTATTTTTTTCTTCCTCAATAATTTTGTCTACTGGCTCAATTTGAGAATGATCAGCAATAACGCTTTCTAGCGAAACATCNTTATCGTCTGTATAATTAATTGAGTACTTCTCTTTTATTTTTTTAGAACTATTATTTTGTTTATATCTTTTGGTTACATATGTTTGTATAGCCCATATGCCGCATTGATTCCTATATGAATAGAGTGTCTTATATTGTTTCTCTTCATTGGAATTATCTTTAATTGTATCTTTTTTCCATCTCCAATCACCCATCATTATTGCATTAGCAACAAACGATATTGCGTCCTCATTTTTTAACATTTCTTTGGAAAGTCCAGAAAAAAATGTTGGAGCCATTTTAGATATAATCTTTTTGGCTAAGTTAATATAAAAATCTAGAGATTCGAATTTAATATTTTTATGGTCTTGATATAAAATCTTCGGTTTACCAACGGATGGTATCATATATTTCCTTTATTAAGAAGTTGTCCTAAACTCTTTTTAAATTAACTTTTTACTTATTTAGTTAATTTTTTCCACTGCTCTGGATCTGGTCTATCTTTGTCTCCTGGTTTTGCTGGTTTATATTTTTTACCCATGCGTTCTCTTTTCTTACGAATGTTTTCCCACAGGCCAGGAAGATTCTTTGCTGCTTCCGCTCCTTCTGTATCGGTTTCTGTTTCACCGAACATGAGGAAATTGTGGATAGTAATCATATAATCTTCTGTCACAGCGATTTTACCTTGTAACCAACTTTCTGTCAAGCCTTCCTTTACAGAAGGATTTTCTAGAGCGTCTACTATTGCCTGAGCATGTTTTGCAATAGACTTTATCGAGCCTAGGCTCATTTGATAGAAATCATACTTATATTCCATCAATTCCATTTCTGGACTTTCTACTTCCATATCTTCAACTTTTGTAAAGTCTATATCTTCTGCCTTGGTTGTTTCTGAAAGAGTTTTGTTAATAGAACTAAGTATATCTTTGATGCGATCATTCATAATAATTATTCTCCGTATATTATAGGGGTATTACCAAGCTTTGCAAGACCAATATCTTGCTTTCCACTTTGGTCCAGGATTCTCACAGTTATGTCTTGCTCTAAAACTTTTTCTTCTTTCGGGAATATTTTTCTTAATTTTCATATTTGGGTCGCCAAAATTTACTTTAACTACATTACCTTTTTCATTTTTAACATAAACACTCATTTTTTTTGGACCGCTTGGTGTTCTGAAAGGTTTATTTAAAGTAACTTTTCGTCCTTGATATTCACTAGCCTTACCAACATAGACTAAAGATTTACCGTCTTTTGTATAGGCACCACGCATATCATAGTAATACATCTCTCCGGTTCTTGGGTTTTTATACATATAAGCGGCTAATGTTGAAAGATCGTATTCTTCTGTTGCTTCTCCAAAATCAACATAGTCTTCTTTTGCTGGTATTACAATATTTGAGTGATCAAGAGTTTCTTCATAACCATCACATTCTTCACAACCCAATGTAAAGCCTAAAATTTCTAGTGCTTGACTAAAAATTCCTCCAGAGCTTTTTTTGGTTCGTGTCTGACCAAGACAAATAGCGACTCTTTGTTTTTGATCTGGATATTCTTTTTTCATTGTCTCGTTACCCATGCAGCGAGATATGTATACGTTTCTATCTTCGTTTTGTTTTCTTGATGGTATTGGCATAGTATTATCCGAATAGATGATTGTATATAATATTGGCTGTATTAGACCAAGCTAATGTTTTGGATTTTTCCAAACCAGCTTGATTAGTTTTAACATTATTTTTATACACATATCTCATGTGTTCTATGGTTTGTTCGATTTGATTATCGCCAAAATCAGCCCAATTACCAAATCCGTCGAAAAATTTATTGTCTATAGCAGGAGTAAGCCCGTCTATATCAATGAGGAAAGAATTATTTTTATCGCAATATTCTGTATGTGCTGAATAATTTGTGCAGATTACTGGCTTATTTAAGGCAAAGAACTCTGGTATCTCATTGTTCCATCCTTCTGCCCTTGCGGGAAAAATACCACAATCAGATAATGCTATTAACTTAGCAACATCTGAATGAAGATTAATTCTTGGTAAAATTTTAATTTTGGATCCTAGTTTGCTATTTTTATATAGAGTTATCCATGTGTTATTATCTTCTTGAGATAAAAATGGATTGTGATTTAACATCCATAGTTCAACGTTATCTTTTTCATCAAACGCTTCATTAAAAATATCGAGTAAAACATCGTGTCCTTTTCTAATCTCCCACTTGCCTATATTTAGAAAAATATATTTATCAGTATCTTTCTTTACTAAGTTATTTACTGAATCATTAAAAATATTGGGATCTACTCCTAATGGGCTAACAATAATAGGAATATTGATGCCGTTATTTATTAAAATATCTTTTGCCCAATTTGACGCGACAAAGATGGTGTCTAGGTTGTTTATCATCCTAACTTCTTTTGGTTTGAGTTTGTCGGTTTCAAAAAATGTTAGGGCTCCATATTTTTTATTGCCTATTCTGTTCGCCAAATCAAATTGATGCCATATCTTTAGACACGTATCCTCATTATTAAAAGTGTCTTGTTTCCCCATGTCGTGAGATAACATAGCAGCATATTCTTGAGAATCTACTTGTGCGCCACCTATTGGGAATAAACAGATATCAAGTTTTTCTCTTAAACATTTGTATATATTAAATGATGTTATACCATAGCCAGTAAAATTTATTGGACAATTTAAATTAAGTTTTTGCATTTTCGTATACCTTATTGTGAGTATTATTAACTTGTATGAATGTTGTTTTTTTACCAAAGTCTTTGATTTTATTTGCTCCAACATATGTGCAGGCACTGCGTAGACCTCCATAGACATCTTGCAAAATATCTATTGCATGACCCTTATATGAAACAGTAACACATTTGCCTTCTGCTGTTCTGTAGTTTGCCACTCCATCATGGTGTTTATCCATAGCATTTTTGCTACTCATGCCATAGTATTGTAATGATACTTTGCGTTTTTCAACATCAGGAGATTGTGGATCGAAAGGTTGCCATCCACCACTTCTCATTTTCCATTCATATTTCCATTCTCCTTCGCACTCATCAGCACCAGCAAACATACTACCCAACATTACAAAATCAGCATTACCACCAAAAGCCTTACAAATGTCTCCGACTACTTTACAGCCTCCGTCAGAACAAATGTGTCCACCAAGACCATGAGCAGCGTCCGCACATTCCATTACCGCACTCAATTGAGGGTATCCCACGCCAGTTTTTAAACGAGTAGTACAAACACTGCCTGATCCTACACCAACCTTGACTATATCAACTTTGCCATGAATAATTAATTCTTCTGTCATTTCTGGAGTTACGACATTTCCAGCCATTAGAATAATTTCTGGATATAGTTTACGAATATGAGATGCTGTTTTTACAAATTGTTCAGTGTATCCGTTGGCTACATCTAGACAAACGTTTGGAATATATCCTTGACTATGTTTTATAGTATTAAAAACACGCTCTAGTTTCTCGATATCTTTTTTAGATGTGCCAGTCGAATACCAAAAATAGTCGGTGGGTTTAACAAACAGATTGACTAGTACATCCTCGTCATAGTGTTTATGTAAACAAGTAATAGACTGATGTATAGATAACGATCTACCCATAGGTATCGTTCCAACAGTGTCCATATTTGCTACCATTAGTGGTACACAATTTAGTTCTCTAGGGCTGTGAGCAAATTTAAAAGTTCTAATCAAATTTACTTCGGATCTGCTATTTAATGTTGATCGTTTAGGACGAATCAGAACATCATCAAAATCTAATTTAGTTTCGTTAATTATTTTTTGCATTGAAAAAGTACCATCTGTTGTAGGTTTTAATTTCTTTGTCGTTATGTATTTGTAATAAATAAATTTTAACATCATCCCATGATGAGAATATCATTTGATGTGGTATAGTTCCGAACAACCAATCCGGAGCTTTTTGTTTACCTTGAACCATATGTACTATAATAGGTTTTTTCTGACGGTTTGCCCAAAAAATTTCTTCATATGTACCACAAGGATGAATATCCAAATCCAGATTAACAATTAAAAAATCACTGATATCTACTAATCTAAGATCAACAGAACGAATTACTTTCATAACACTAGAAAGTTCATCGTAATTCATTTCTTGTTTAAGTTTTAACTTATACTTATGAGTTTGCTCATCCTCTTGGCCAACTATTGTCGGTTTTTTTATTGGATTAAAAACTACTATTCCTAAATCTTCTAGGAATGGAGTTATATTATTTCTCCAACCGTTGCCTCTATCTACAACTCTATCCATAGCACCGGCTAAATACACTCTTTGATTATTTAGTCTATTGAACATTATTATTATATAATAATTTAATATATGGTTCTCTACTGCGTCTAACCTCTTCAAGACATTTGGCTAAATGTTCTGGATTCGTAGATCTACCCGTTGGGTTTTCGTAGTACAAACCTATTGGGTGATTAATCATTTCTAATTTTGCTCCACCAAATGCACACCTTAACCAAAATTCTCCATCTGCCGCAGAAATATATGATTCATCAAAATATCCAAACCGATCATGAAGACTTTTTTTCCACAATGGCATACAGTGTGGCGAATTATTATTTAATAGATTAATAAGAGAATGTTGAGTACAGGGGTAAATAAGATTATATTCATTATCTTCATATTTTTCATTTGCTATTCGTGAAACGTAAGTAATTCCATAGCAGACATCTAGACTTGGTTTTTTATCGAATCTTTTTAATAATATATCTATACTATTAATTGACTTTCTATCATCAATGTTCCAGTTTCCTATGATTGGAGATGAACATAGTTTTATTGCTATATTCCAAGCTTGATATAACCCTGGGTCTTTTTCTAGTTTGTGATAAAGGATATTATCATATTTTTTTATTAATGGAAGTATGTATTCTTTTTCGTTTTCTGGCGAATCACAATCCAAAAAGACAAATTCTACGTCATTGAAGACTGTTTGTTTCAGAACATCCTCAAGATATCCTTCTATAAATTTTTCACCTTTATAGAAGCTACAAAATATTGAACATTTATAATTTTTCATTATTAATTTTATGACAACAATATCTTAAAGCAGGATTGTGTGTATTGACCTAGGCACTGGTGAAATATTGCCTCATATTTATAACCGGTCTCAAGCAAAAATTCTGCAAAAGCTTTTATTTCATGGTTTCTAAAATCAGGATAATCTGTTAGTTCATCAAAAGCCAATATAGTATTATTTTGAAATCTATCTTTAAGAAGAGTTAGTACGGTTCTAGCTGAACTATATATATCGCTATCTATATGAACAAAAGCGACTTTTTCTGTATGATCATTAAGAAATTCTGGAAGAGTATTCTCGAAATAACCCTTGATTAATTTTATATTTGGTCTCCAAGGCTGTGTTGTTTTTGTAGGACTAGAATTATACATTCCAGGATTGTCATCATTATTTCCGCAAATAGCTCCTTCTGGAATAATACCACCAAGATTAAAAACTCCTTTAGGATTTTGTTGATCCCAAAACTCTGGTAATCCCTCAAAACTATCAAATCCATAAACAATATTTTTGGTAAATTCAGAAATGGCAGTTATACTCCGACCCCTATAAACACCAAATTCTAGCCATAATCCATCAACACTAATCTCTTTGCAACAGTGTGTGAGGTATGTTTTGTGATAATCTATAACACCTACTCTTTTGGCAGTATTTTTAACTTCGAATAAGATTTCGTCTATTTTTTTTTCTAATTCAATTGACATTAATTTTTTCCTTAATATAGTCTATTATATCTTTAGAAGGCTTCCATCCTAAAAGGTTGTATATTTTTTCGTTGTTTGATAGTGTGTCTTTTGCTTCACCGGCTCTTGGGTCAATAAAATTATAGTCACCGCCTATCATTTTGGCAATACTAATGATCGAATAATTTTTTCCAGAACCAACATTGAATGTTTGTCCAAAAGTTTTTTTATTTTCTGTTATTGCTGCGAAGATATTTGCCTCAACAACATCATTTACGTGTATAAAATCTCTACTTTGAGATCCATCTCCAACTATAGTCATTGGTTTTTTATTATTAAACGCATCAATAAACAACCCTAGAACCGGAGCATATGGTCCGCTAGTGGGCGATCTGTCTCCGTAAACATTAAAATATCTTAGAGATATTGTTGGCAACTCATAAAAATTATTGTATAATACACACAAATCTTCACCGGCTATCTTGGTGAGAGTATATGGATTTAAACAGTCTCGTTCCATATCTTCTGATAGAGGTGGAGTATTTTTTAATCCATAATATGCTGATGTTGACGAATAAATTATTTTTTTGATATTATATTTTTTTGACAACTCTAGAATGTTTTGGGTTCCAAGAATGTTTGTTTTTACGGCTTTGCTTGGATTTATTATTGTCGGGCCTATTCTTGATTCGGCGGCTAGATGAAAAACAATATCGATATTTCTTTCGAATATTGGCTCTAAACTGTCATGATCACAAATATCTATATTATGATATTTTGCAAAATCGTTATAGTAAAATCTCTCATTTGATGTTGCGGATAGATTATCTATTACAGTTGTTTCAATATTCATAGAAACAAGCCTATCAACAAGATGGCTTCCAATAAAACCACAACCACCAGTAACAATCGCTGTTTTTATTTGCATTTTATAGACTCCGCTATTTGTTTTTTAAGTTTGGATGAGCTATATTCATGATCTCTTTTATGAAAATGTACTGGTATAGCTAAATCGTGTCCTGTATATTTAGTATTTTTATACTCGTCGCTTAATACCATAAGATTAATTTTATGATCAATTAATATATCTTTAAGATCTTCTTCTGTTTTATATACTACTACATCGTCTATGTATTTGATGGAAGATAAAATTAATTTTCTTTCTTCCAACGATTGTACTGGTTTATCCTTATGTGGTCTTTCTATAGATGGGTCTTCATGAAGTCCAATAATAAGATGATTACAATGTTGTTTTGCTTCCATAAATAGTAATATGTATCCAGGATGTATAATATCGAAATTACCAGAAATAAAACCTTTGACCGATGTGATATTTTTTCTCCAATCATAAGCATTAATAGCTCTATCGTCTATGAAAATATCAAATGATGGTTTTGTGTTCATTATTAATTCATGATATTTTAGTTTCCAGGTTTTAAGTTGTTCTTGAGTCAACATCGTATAATCTATTTTCGACGTTGTTCCTCTTGCCGTAAAAATTTTTATAGTGTTACCAAGATCGTATAATCTATTAACTTCTTTTATAGCTTCCAAAATTGGTATTGCTGTAGAATAATCTTTAGATGATAGAGAGCATAATGTGCCATCTAAATCAAAACAATAAACCTTATTGTTCATATACGATACTTGTCCCATAAATATCTATTCCATAATCCAGTCTTGGATATCCTATGCTTTCCATTTGTTTATCTAAAAACTTATGTCTATTTTTTGGAGCATATACGAGCAGAAATCCTCCTCCGCCAGCCCCAATTATCTTTCCTCCTAAGATTAGTTTTCTTTCGATAAGATCATCATATATACTATCTACAACATTATTGGAAACACTAGCCGACAAAGATTTTTTGTATCTCCAATAATCATTTAATAAAAACCCATAGTCATCAAAATTATTGTTTATTAATGTGTCAAGCATTTCAAGACCAATATCATGTATTTTTTGTAAATTAGAATTAAATTTTTGATGGTCTTTTTTTTGATCGTGTAAAATTTCTGAAGCGCTTCTTTGTATACCGGTATAGTATATTCTTGTATTTTCTATTAATTCATCAATATTTGAAATATTTACTTTAGATGGGAACACATTTCCACTAGTATCTATATCAAATTTATAAACATGTCCATAAGATGCAATATACTGGTCTTGTTTGCCGACTGGTTCTCCCAAAGTATTTATTTCTAAATCACAAGCTAATTCGGCAATCTCTTGTTTAGACATATTTAGATTAGAATATTTTTGTATAGCATTAATTAAGCCAACTAAATAACTACCAGAAGATCCTAGTCCCGTATTAGAAGGAAGATCTCCGACACTTATGATTTCGCATTTATTATAGATTTTAAATTTTTGTAATACACATCTTGCTCTTTCATTAGATAATTTATTTGAATTAGTAACTTCTTCATTTTGTAAATACCTTAATCTGACAAAATTATCTAGTATATTTCTTTTAAAATGAATATAGATATATTTATCTATGGCCATAGAAACTACCGAACCACCAAATCGTGAATAAAATTCTGGAAGGTCTGTTCCTCCGCCAGCCAACGTAACTCTAAGTGGTGTGCGAGATATTATCATAAAGTATAGTTAGACGCAATAGCGTCGTTATAGAACATTTTTACAGTTTCCAATGAAAATTCGTCAAGATTTTTATTTTGTAAAGTCATAAATTTTTTAAGTATAGGTTCTGTGACCGTTATTATATCATAACCAAGCTCACTTGCTTCATAGATATTGTATACTTCTCTTGTGCTTGCCCATAAAATTTTAGCATTTTGTGGTAAATTTTCTTTAGCAAACTTAGTTATGCTTTTCGGATGATAGCCAGTATCGCACATTCTGCCAGCAAAAATGGAAACAATAACATTAGTTGTATTTTGTATATAAGGTAATAAAGATTCTATTTGATTTTGTGTCATAACAGCAGTTATATTTATCATAATATTGTCATCTAATAATTTTTTAATCAAATTTTTGGTAGATTGATTTTTTGTATTTACAACAGGAATTTTTACATATATATTTTTACCATACGACGCAATAATTTTTGCCTGCCTATACATTTCATCTATATCGTCTGCGCAAACCTCAAAAGATATTGGCTTATCTTTGACATATTTTGTAACAGATTGTATGAATTCCGAATATTCTACGACCCCTGCTTGTCTCATAAGAGATGGATTTGTAGTAAAACCAGAAATTATATTAGTGTTGTTATAACTTAATATTTCTAGTTCATTTGAACCATCATAATATATAGATATTTTCATTTTGTTTGACTTAAAATATGTACTACCATATGAAGAATGATTCCCTGCCATTCTTCTGCGTGAGGGGTTATCGTATCATCATCAATACATGGTATTTTTATGCAGGCATGAGAGTTTGGAAGAGAGTATCCGCCGTCTCTACTGACTATTGATAAAATTTTGCATCCTTGTTCCCAGGCGTATTGTATAGACTTGACTAAATTATAGGAAGTTTTTATAGAGCCACCACCAACAGAAAGAATAATTAAAATATCTTCTTTACAGAGTTTACTAATCTTAAGCCAGTTTTTATAGGCATCTTCCCAGGACTCATCATTAATTCTTGCTGTTAATTCAGAAACATTGTCTGTTGGAGTATATGTTTCTATACTCAAAATTTTTCGAAAATCATTGACAGCATGAGAGGCGTTAGCGGCACTACCGCCAACACCAACAATAAATAGTCTGCCTTTTGGTGAGATATTTTTTATAGTATCTATAAATTTCTGTATTTGTGTTTTATCGAGAGAATCACAAATAAACTTTATGTCGTCTAAATATTGGTTAATTGTTGCCATTGATTAAATTTTTTATTTTTGCTTCGACTATTTGGTAATTGTAAACACTATTNTACTTTTCGTTTATTTTTTGAGACATACTATTATAGTAATTGGAGTCCTGTAAGGCAATCATTTCATTTTTATACTCTTCCACAGAAAAAGCCATCTTTCCACATCCATGTAATTGTTCTTCGTGTCCCATATTTATTCCTGGATAAGATATTATTGGAGTATTATGAGACATTGCCTCTATTATAGAAGCGGAACAAACCTCTCCATCTAATCTACAATGAGCATAAACATCTATTGAATCCAGAAATGAATGTATGGTATAAATACAAGATGACTGATCAATAAAGATCACATTTTTAATATTATTGTCTCTGACATAATTTCTGTGTGCTTCTCCACCACCCATTATCACATAATAAGTTTTAGGAGATTGTATCTGGCTAAATGCTTCTAGACTGATTGTTGAACTTATAGAATTATCTCCTCTTTGATGTAATCCATATACAAAAGCATCATTTGGAATTCCTATTGTTTCTCTAAAATTTTTATTCCATAATTTTGGAACATAAACGACGGGAGGAACAATTATAAGTCGTGACGCATCGCCACCATTTTGAATCCATCTTTTTGCTTGCCAATCACATAATAAAACATAATACTTAACATTAGATTGATCAAAAACATGATCGCCATGAACAGTATGTATGATAGGTATTTTTTTAAGTGTTTTATATGGATATTCTGTCTCTCCATTCCCCGCAGTAATTAAATAATCGTATTTATTTTCATCAAACAGGTCGGTAAAATTTGTATTATACCAATCATTTTTAATTCTATATCCAACCTGTATCTTTATAAGATTGATACCGTTGTCTTCAAATAATTTAATTCGTTGTTCATCATTGTCGGGGTGCTGCCAAGATTGACAAGGAAATGGGGCTGCATTTGTGTAGTAATAATCTACATTGTGTTCTTTGTGATATATTAAGGCTATTGTTTGTAAATACTTCTCTATTCCTCCATTACCCATTCCGGCAAATTTACAAAATGCTATTTTCATACTAGTATATATAGTTTGATGGAACTGAAATTACCATATCTGAACTTTCTATTAATTCGATAGATTTTTTTTCTAATAAATCTATTAAAGAATTTTTATTACAAAAATTTGACCAAAGCCTATAGTCGTCAATGAGTAAAATATATTGATTTTTTTCCATTAAACTATATATAAGTAAAATTTCTTTATATAAATCGTTCGAGGCATTTTCTGTATATGGCGGTTGTATATGAGAGTCTATCCAGAACAATGTTTTAAAGTTGGTTATTTTTGATAATGATTGTTCGATAAAGTTTATAGATTTTATATTTAAAATTTCTATCTTCTTAGATACATCTATATTCAAAAATTTAGCTTTAGATATTTCATAATACTTTTTTACTGGTTCTATTGTAATAATTTTATCAAAATAATCATATAAAAATATAACAGAATCTCCTTTGTGTGTACCAAATTCTACAAAACAATTACAATTAAATTTATCTCTTACAGATTTAATATAGTTATATTTGAAGGCATCTCCGTCCGGATACTGGCCAGGAATATGTTTTATTTTTGTTATTGACATAAAATATTTCTAAGTTGTATTTTGAGATTATCGAGGGTCGGCTCTTTGTTTGCAAATAAATATTCGGATGTGATTCTCTTATATTCAGAATCATTTTGATCTAAATAAATAATTTTTTCAATAAAATCATCTAAACTACCAAAATCATAAAGATTTAAAAACGATCTAGGATTAAAGTCTTTATGGCAATTATTATCTGCCCAATATAGAGGTAGACATCCAGCAGTTTTTGCGTGAATCATTTTTTCAGTATAGTATCCTGGAGATATAGAGTTTTCAAAACATATGTTAAATTTATAATCTGATATAGTTTTTAATTTGTTGTCTTCTCCATAAAACCAATTTCCAAAGGGTTTTCCGTAGCAATCGACTTTTTTATATTTTCCAAGTTTTTCTATTATTTCCCATCTATGTGGTGATCTACTATTAAACACGATACAACAAAATTTATCTTTATTTTTTCTTGTTAATGGATTGGTCTTAATATATTCTAGTGGAATAACATATTGTGGATTAGTATAGTTTGTTTTACTGAACCAGTCAATCTGTAATATCCATAATGGCAATCTGATATTTTTACCATTGTATGAGTCAAAATCGAAAGTTAAACTATATTGACAATCATTATAGTTGGGTCGTAAATTTTCTCCAGTATAAAATATTTTTTTCACTCTTGTATTAGCGTTACTATGTAACTTACCAAAACAAGAATAGATTAAAATATCGGTATCGTTAGAGAATGGGATAAAACTATATGAATTATCAATAGATAAAATGAGATCTCGAAAAAAATTATTGTTAGGATCGAAGCCATCCCAAAAATCAGAAAAAGAAATATTCATAATTGTACTGTGCTTTCAAACAATGAATTTTGTTCACATATTGGTGGTTCACACCAGTAAGAATTTAAGTTAAGCTTAAGTATTATATCATTAAAATACCAATCAATAGCTTCATCAATATCGTTAATAGTATTTTTAAGTATTTGTAGACCAGATTTTTTTATAGCATAACAATGACAACAACGTGATGCGGATACTTGATAAACATGTTTATCTTGTAAAATATTATTACTCCGTAATCCACAACAACCTCCTAACCAAAATATATCCCAATTTTCTGGTAATTCTTTGGCATATTCTACATATTTATCAAAAAAATTATTATCTAGTATAGCATCATCTTCTAGAATTAAGATTGTGTTATAGTTTTTATTTATTGCATCTTTTATAATATGACAATGTTTGAGAGCCAAAGATATCTCAGATAATCTTAAATATCTTCTATCTCTTTTAGTTAAATTAAAAATTAGAGGATATTCTTTTTTAATTTCTTCTATGTCTAGAATATTTTTATCATAATTTTCTATAAATGTATATAGATCTTCAGATAGTCGAAATTTATCAAGTTGATTCTGTATAAATGGTCTTCTTTCAACTAACTTGGAGTAATGGCATATATAGATATGGTCTATGGTATTGTTCATAAATAATCTAATCGCCACTTTTGTCCACCAAAATGTCTAATTTTTGTGTCTTCTTTTTTAGTTTTCACTATGTTATACTGTTGAATATTTGAATCTATTGTATTATAATCTTCTTCAAGAATTGTTGTATTCCATTTTGTATCTAGTATACAAACATTATTATTTAGTTGTTGTATGCCGTATAGCATATCGTCGTTAATCACAGAATTCCAGCCATAATTTTCTAAATTTTTATAACTTAACCAACTATGCCTTGGTAGACCCGTTAATGTATACCAACATCCTTGCTCCGACCAAGTTTGCCATAATTCTGTATTTTTATACTTATCATATAGGTTTTGATCTAAAAAATTTTCCAATAATTTTCTAGTCCAATCGTTAATTCTCATAGACCAAATACCCATACAATGAGTATTTCCATTATCTATTGCATAATTAAAATTATTTATACAAGGAAAATCGTCTGACATATCAAATATGCAAGCGTCAGCATCTAGGCAGAAGATGATATCGTCATCATTGATATACTTATCTTGCAATAATTCATTTGCTCTTACAATTTTTTGCCAACTATAGTTTCTGTCTCCAATTTTGGTATCAAAATGATGGTAGATATAGTTATGTCTTAATGCAAAATTTTTGGTTTTTTCTTGAAATTTTAGAAAATAGTCTTGTCTATAGTCTTGATAGTTAGCTACTTGTAGTAGTATTTTTTTCACAAATTTTCTCCATGATATACTTATATAATTTATTTAATGTAAAATATTGATTATAGATTTTTTTGCCATAAGTTATATAGCTATTATAATTGGTATTTATTATATCTATTAATGACTTTTCAAGATTATCAAGACCAGACATATTTATTATAATCGCAGCACTATTCCAATCAAATAATTCTGACATTGGTAAAAATGGTTTATCTGTTACGATAATTGGAACAGACCCTAATTGAAAAGACTCATATAATCTAAAAGAATTAAGACCATATCCACGAGGACAAAAGGTAAAATAACTCTGCTGAGTAATTTTAATAAAATCAGCAAGGTTATTATCTGTAACGGTAGGCGTCCATTGTTTTGCTTTTACTAGAAATTTTTCATTATTTGCATATTTATTATAGATTTCATATCTCAATTGATGGGTGATAGACCCAACAAAAGAGGCTAAATATTTTTTGGGTTCGTTGGATACAATCAAATTTGACGGTATATTCGAACATATAAGCGGAATAGGTATTGTGTTCTGTTTTATAATATTTCCACCGGCAGCAAATATCAAACAGTCATATGGTAAATTTTCTTTTGGAGCATCGTCGTGTTGGCAAACAGTAAAATATTTCTTATCTTTTTCGAGACTATTTAGTTTTTCTTGTAAGTTATTGTCCTGGTTCTGAATATAAGTTGTTGTCCAAGAAACAGGAATATAGAATATATGTTCAATATTTTCTTTATTGTATTCTTTATAAAAATAGTCTTCTAAATAAAGACCAGTATGATACGGTGGATATGTCGGATAATTTGGTTCTGGTCTGAACTCAGAAAAAAAATCATTAAGATATTTTTGGTAATGATTCATATTTGTCTTTGACTAAATTTAGTAGTTTGATTTTATTTTGAACACCAACAATCCAATTAGCATGGTGCATAATTATATCGGCAGGAATATTAAAATCTTGACCATTCCATACCATACCGATACTTTGTGCTACTGTATAAAATTTATTTGATAAAAATTTAGCTTTACATTTATTTATATGTATATTTAATGAGGTTTGATCTTCTTCTATATATTCTTTATTTATTGTGTTGAATAAATTTATAGTTCTATCATTAACTCTGGAAATAAAAAATCCAGAACAATATGGTAAATAACCGGTGTCATACTGACAGGCTATGTCATAATCTTGTAATTCTTCCAGAAGAATATCAACTATTTTTGGACTAAAGAACTGTATATCAACATCAGCAAAAAGAAAAAGACTATTTCTGTTTTCTTCACACGCTCTTAAAAAAATTTCTGTTTTTTTGTAACAGGTTTGTTTCCATCCATTTTCTTTAAAATTTGCGGTTTTACATTCTTGAGGAATAAAATAACTATTAAGTTCTACGTCTTTTGGCAATGTTGGTAGAAAGAATTTATCATACAATTCATTATGAGAATCTGAATGGACGGTATAGATTTTCATTCTAAATATTCCTATATTTGTCGTATAAATCTAAATCTTCGCAATACATACACAAATTTTCTCCACACAATGAATCTGCTATATGATAAGGTTTACTCCCCAACCATAATTCAGCGCTCATTCTTTTCCATGGATTACCAGCAACAATTGGTCCATTAATTTTTTGATGATCAATAGGATCTTTTAAGATATTTATCCAATCACATCTAGCCATCCAGAAATTACCAGCAAAATGAGCAAAATTACTGCGCATCCAACTGATACCAAGTATATCTGCTATGTCTAATCTTTTTAAATTATCTTTATAGTTTATTAATATTTGTTCATTCATAATCCATCTCCAATATTTTTTACCAATAATCTCTGGTGCTGACACTCCTTTTGTGTGAAAATATAAAACTCTACCATCTGGATTGTTCTTTGACCAATCATATAACATTTTTAAAGTTGGTGTTTCATATTCATGAATATTTTTACTATGATATTGTATATTTAAGCCTATTGATCTTGTCCACTCGGCATCTTTATTAGATCCTAAGATTCCACAAATAGGTTTTAAATTTAATTGATCACAAATATCTTTTTGTTCTTTGACTACTTCTTTCCAATTATTCATTGCTGCTATGTGATAAAATGGTTGAAAATTAGAACACTCTGAGAATGATCTTCTTTGGCTAACAATGCCAGTAAATGTATTTCTATTACACTTGCATTTTATTTGTTCTTTTACCTCTTCTTTTACTTCTTGTTTTGGTATTTCTAGTGACTTAGAAAATAAAGAGTCAAATTCATCTGTCATCCAAACACCATTGTCCAAGGGTCTTGTTCAATATTTTCAATTAATTTCATTCCATCTCCACCTTGTATATCTGTTCCTAAATGTCTTGCTTGTATAACATTAGTATTAAATGCCATAGCTATAATTTTTTTCTGATTTATATGTTTACTAATTTCACTATCAAACTGTATTGAAATAGGGAAGATTTTTTCTATGCAATATTTACAAAAATTTGGAGTAACAACATAAGCAAATGTACCCCATACATTGCCAGTAATCCTGTTGATCAAGGGATGTACTTTCTTTAATTCTGTATGAGAATGTCTGTGAAAACCAAAATAAAGAAGATCATATTTAAAATAGTCTATATAATCTTCTAAATATTTATCTATTATTGGATCTATAGTAACATCGTCTTCCAGAATCAAAAAATCTTCATTAGTATCAATACATTTTTTGTATAGTTCGTAATGAGACAAAGCACATCCAACAGCGCCATAAGTTAAAGAGATGCCGAATGTTTTATTTTTATCTAATAATTCTGATTTACTTTTTTCTGTTAGAATATTATTTGATATATTTTTAATATCTAATTGAAATCCATCTACCGCACTAAATCTTTTTATACGACTTGATATAATCTTAGATTTTTTAATTTCTGATAAAAAGTGTTTATTCCTTTCTTTTCTTCTGTCTAGATTAATATAGTAGTATTGCATTTTACCATTTATTTTTTGGACAAGCCTGATCCTTCCAGGCTAATTTATTCATAAAGATTTTTTTATTACTTATGTTGCATCCACAANCCAGACACTGATTNGCTGATTTATTCATCATGTCGCAATCATTACATATTTTATATCTATNATNAATTAGTNCTTGACTACTTTTAGGAAAACCAGAGTAGGCATGCCATATTAATGATTTTATAAAATTTTTAATTTTAAGAAGATACATTCTTGTGTTCCTTTTTATTTTCTTTGATTGGAATTATGGTATTTTTTTCATCCATAGTATATATTTGTATATCATCAACTATTGTTTCTCCTGATATCCAGTGAGGGAATCCTGAATCTAAATTATAACAAAGTCTTTGATTATTAGATTTAAAATTAACTGTTATTAAATAATAATTATTATTGTAGATAAAACAATTACCAGCTAATAATTCTTCTACATATTTCATATATCACTATATTTATCGTAGTATTCCATGTCGTCTAAAAGTTCATCTTCCTTGATTTCTTGTACACGATTTTTAAAAGCCTTTTTGGCTTTATTGGCAAGTTTTTGATCATCAGAAATAAATTTTTTAAATTTCTTATTAGAACTTTTATTATTTATTTTTCTGTTTTCTCTATCTAAATCATCTTTCATTTTTCTTCTTTATTTTTCCTATATTCATTTATCCAATCCAAAAACTTAGAAATTCTAGTATGACCAGACTCTTCATTATATTTCGACTGTGGCGATCTGTCAACTGCCATGACACAAGAATTAATACCAGCCAGTCTATTATTAATAAAAAGTCCCCCGCCGCTATCTCCGCTGGCTATTAGAAACTCCATTTTTGTAATATTTTTATCTGTTTTATCAGATGATGAGCATACTAGCATATCTTTTTCTATATTATCTATCCTATTCANTCCTGCTCTTTTTTTNTCATCATAAAATTTNGANCCTGTTTCAAATGTTCCGCTAAATCCATAACCACAAATTGCACACTCTTTACCAACTTCATTTTCCTCATTGTATAGTTCTGGATATTTGTCAAGATCAAAAGATAATTTTGACCTACCGATTGCTATGTCTGCTACTCCAAAACCACCATTTTCAAAATTTTTGTGCATTCTTATATCTGGTATACAGTATTCTTTATCATTTATATAAAACGAACATGATACGCTTCCTTGAATAACATGGGCCGCTGTTAATATGTGATAATCATCTATGGCGACAGCGGAACCACAAAATTTGGATCCGTCTTTTGCTAATCCACAAATTTTACCAACAGTTTTAAATGAGTTAGCATATTCTATGTATTCTGCGTCTTTAATCCTAGGATCACGAGTTCCAGCATATATTGGAGATGCTATTACTGATAAAAGAAAAATTCTACGAGATAAACCAAACATATATCACCTATATTTTATAGGATTTATTTTTACCGTACCTAAATACACTTATTATAAATTTTTTTCTTTAAATTCATAAAAATATAATTCTTCTTCACTTTCGCTAACCCATCTGCTTCCAGTATTTTCACAACTAAATTCTAAACTAAATACTTCCCAGTCTGGTTTTTTATCAAATTTTTTGGCTATGAAACTGCCACCATCCATCCAAAGAACTCTGTTATTGGGTTGTAAAAAATATTGACCATCAAACCCCTGGAAAAAATGACCACACTTGTGTCCTGCTGACATTTCGCCGTAGCCATTTTGATATTGTGGGCCTAGACACCAATCTATAGTAAACATATATTTAGCTTTATGTAGCTTCTTATCTTTTAGGAAGATATTAGCTGCTCTATTTTTTGTGTACTGATCTATCTTAATGGAGGCATAATAACTAATACTATCCCAAAGTTGAATCCAGTCTAATGGGTAGTTTGAGCCACCAGATTCGTTTGCTCTCAAATAGTGGATAGGTACTCTTGCGTGTTGACTACCGTATTCTGTCATAACAGAAAAAAGACCACATCTTTGTGGAATACTAGTAAAATTAAAAACCTCTACTACTATTCTTTTAGAGTTAATATCCGGGGGTTTATTATAGAAAAAATTTGTATCTAGATAACAAAAAAAGGTTGGAGTGTCTATATTTAGATAATTACTCATAAAACTTTTGATGCGATTAAGCAACCCTTAGAAACAGCATGAAGTGGGTCTGATGAATGTACTACCTCTTTAACTGGTAGTGGAAAATTATTTTCTACTAATTTTTCTCTAAATTTTTCAACATAACCTTTGGCCTGAGAAGTCCCTCCTGCTATAACTATTTTAAGCGGATTTTTAAATTTTGGCAAAGCTCTGTGACCGGTTAATGCAAATGTTAATTGTTTTGTTGTATAATCAATAAGACGATCATAATAAGCAGAAACAGCGGATAGAACTGGATTATCGTTCGGTTCGCCTATTTTAAATTCGCCGCCTTCTTTTTCTGCCTGAACAACACTGTCTGGTTCTCCTGTGGCTACAGCACTCATACGATCAATCCAATCGCCTGACTTTGTTGTGCTAAAGACTACTGTTGGTTCGCCATTTAACATAACGCAAACATTTGTCATACCAGCACCGCAACTAATTGCTATACCAGTATAATCGTCTCCTTCTAATTCAGCATAGCATAATGCTTCTGCTTCGTTAATTGCTCTAGCATCATAACCACATTCTGCTAATACTGTTTTAACAACATCTTCATGATAACCCACATCAAAATCTTCATCTTCTTGATCTACTGGTTGAGCAGGAACGCAGAAAACCAGTTTTTCCCCTGACTCTGATGCTGTGCCGACTACTTCTTTTAGAATAAATGCGAGAATTCTTTTAGCATCTTTTTCTTTAGCAGAAACAACGCCTCTATACATGGGTCTTTTTGCGGCGTCATTACGTTCTACTGCTTTTTCAATTGCATCTTTGCCAAGAATAATGAATGAGCCGTCATTGTCTTTAATAAAAACCTTACCAGATAAGCCTTTTTCTATCATTTTTGTGGCTACTGGGGTTGTTGGCTTAATAATATAAAATGCGTCTCGAAAATCTTTATACTCTATGTTTCCGTTATTATCTTTTGATAAAACAATGAAACTAGTACCTACGTCAAGACCTTTTGCCATAATTTACCCCTTAAGATTTTTAAGTTTATTTACAGAGTTTGTTATATTATCTTGAGTCTTTTTTATATCTCCTAAAGAATCGTATTTTTTTTCCAAACCATCGGTTTTAATATCTACAACTACTTTCTTATCGTCTATTGATATACTATTATTTTCTTTGATATGATGTTTTTGTTTGGTTAAAAATGATCCATGAGTATTATTTAATACACCATTCTGACTACCAAATCGACCAAAAATAAAGCCAATTAATAGACTATTAATATTGAGAATGATTAGTATAATAATCAAAGGATCCATGTTATATATCTCCTATAATTCTACCCTTTTGTGTTCTTTTCGCAAATCCTTTTCGCACTAGGTATGGTTCGATACTATTTTCTATAGTTTCTATTGCTATTCCTGTTAACGAACTGATAGACTTTAATCCCAACGGATTACCTTTGTTATTTTTAAGAATGTCTAAATACATTCTATCGTACACATCCAAACCATACTCATCAATACCCTGAATAAGAAATATATCGTTTACTGTTGTGTTATCATTACTACACATTTTGTAGTTTTTATACCATTGTAGCCTACCATTTAGGATTCTTGGAGTGCCTTTACTTCTTTTTGCTATTTCTAATAGTTCGGAATCTTCCATTGATAATCCTAGACTATCAGAATTCNATCTTGCTAGTTTAGCTAACTCAATATCGGTATAAAATGATAAATGCTCTTTGATTTGAAAACGATCATAAAATGGCTGACTAAGACTACCACCACTAGTAGTTGCTCCAACTAATGTAAATGCTGGAATCTCTATTTCTTCTGGTTCTTTTTCTAGAACAATATTGATCTTAAAGTCTTCCATTACAGGATAAAGAAATTCTTCCACAAGTTTTGGTAATCTATGGATTTCGTCTATAAAAAAAACAGAACGCTTAGTCATTCTTAACAAATATGGCAGAACACTTTTTACACTTCTTAGATTAGCAGCGTTCGCGGTATACAGATTCACTCCCATTTCTGTTGCTATAGCACCCGCTATTGTCGTTTTACCAAGGCCAGGAGGGCCGTCTATTAAAACATGGGGCAGCACAGAGTCGGTTTTTTTACAGCCCTCTGTGGAGATACGGAGCCTATTGACAACATCTGACTGACCAACAATATTATCAAAAGAACTTGGCCTCTTAATTGAACTCATTTAATTCTCCCAAATTTTGTATTATATATTTAACCAACGAACCAGCACTGTTTGTCTGGTTTTTTTGATATGCTTTTGCTATAAGAACCGAACACTCCTCTGTCGTAAAACCATAACCAGTAAGTATTGTACCACATTGCTTTTCAAGATCAAGAGGAATCTTAGGTTGTTCGACTATTTGTTCTTTATGCGGTACTTGTACTACCTGTTGTTGCTCAATATCTTTTTCATATACTATTTTAATTTTTTTGATAGTTTTTGGTTTAAAAACAGTTCCACAATCGCAGACCACCTTAAAGTTTTTTATTTTCACTTGCTTGAAAGATAACCAATGATCATAGCCACAATTAATTTTTGGACATCTGTATTTAAAGTGGCTATCAATATCAATCGGTTTCTGGTTTTTCTTCTTCATCTTTTTTTACCCAAAATACAAAGTCGTTAGCCTCTTCATCAAAAGCAGTTTCTACTAAACCCTTTTGAACCAAACCACTAATAATATTACTTACCATCCTATCATTAAGTTTATATACTATCTCAGCAAATATATCATCGTTTAGAATATATCTAATTTTTTTTGTGATCTTATTTCTTTCTCTTTTCAGATTTTCTTTAACTATTACTAAACTCTCTTGATGAGATAATACTTTATCAAATTCCGCTTTTTCATTTTGAGCCACATCATCTATAAGGATATCCATATCTGTTTTATTGTTCCAAACGCCAAAATTATTGTAGACTATTGATCTAGCCTTATCTGTAAATTCTTTAATATTTGGTACAACAAACCATTCTGATTGTGACATAATGTTTCCTTAATTTAAGATATCAAATAATCCCTTGTAATATTTAGGTTGATTAATAAAATGAACAGCATGAGATTGTAAGTGTGCCTTGTATGCTGAATTTACAGGATCAGCAACCCAATATTTTGTTTTCCAAATTGGTTCGTTAGCATAATTGGATCCCAAATACTGGAGTTTATCTTTTCCTCCAGTATTGGGATTCCAACTATTCACAGGAAACACTACCATCTTATCGAAGTCATAATCTTTTTTAAAGATATCATTGATCATTTTGCTTATCCATTCCGACAACGGAGAGTTTTGGTTTATATCAAACTTAAAGTAAAACTTATACGGATCATACTGATCACTATAATCATTATTATAGTAGTCATCATCGTATTCGTCATCTTCGTCATCGTATGGATCGTTCATCAATACTCCTTTTAAAAAGTGGGAGGGAATCGAACCCTCTCAAATAGCGTTTGTCGAGTTTCCCAACCAGAGGCTATTATCTTAGTCCCCAGACTCCACTAATTCTTTTAATCAACCAGGATACGAGTTGTCGTAATCATCCTCGTCCTCATAATCCTCATCTTCGTCATCAAACTGATCCCAGTAATCATCACGGATATCATAGTCCTCATCCTCATCATCATAACCAGCATACTCATCCTCTGAGAATGTTGCCGAATACAACGGCTTGAGAAGTTCTCCTTGATATTCACCAACCACAAGATATTCGCATGTGCGAAGTTTCTCACAGTTACAATCACTAGGAACACTCACAACGTTCTTGGGATTAATCTTGACGATCACAATCTTGTCGCCGCTCTCAAGACTACCATAACCAGCAACATAATTCAATGCACCAGCATGAAGTCCATCAGAACAACCTCGACTACGATTATCGTCAACCTTCGCTCTGGTCATCTTACAGATGTTGCCAACACTGTTGTCGAATACTCCACGATATTTATCCTTAAAATCGCTCCTGACTGCCTTATAAGCAAGAAAACAACCGTCCTCAGTAATAGGCAGATGCTCATGCTCAAGGAAATCATACAGTTCCTTTTGACTCTGCATACTAGGATTATCCATAAGATTATTCAGGAAGTTAACTAGGGGCTGAAAAGGCAGACCCTTGCTCATAAACTCCAGAATACGCTTACTGATACTACCATGAACAACCTCACCCTCATAAGTGACTTGGCCGTTCTTAATCTCCACAAGACCATCACTAAAAGTAGCAACAGCCTTTTCCACATCCACAATCTCCAAGAGTTCATCAGCGTTTGCAGTTGGCAACGCCTCAAGAATCATCTTGTAATTAATATGATCCGGCAAAACCTGATACGTCCTGTTATTAAGAACAAGCGTAAGATTACCATCAACCCACATAAAAGGAACTACAGACATTGAAAATCTCCTATGAAATAAAGTTACCCGTGAATATAAACCTAATCGACATTTTTTAATATAATTGTATCCTTATGTATTGTTCCATTCCAATGATATTCTGCGTGATCTTTTTGTGATGGAAAAATCCATAAATTTTCTACTCTGTTATCTGTTTTGATACCGTTAACATGATGAACCACTTCGTTTTTATCCAAAGACCTCCTCAGAATACGTTCTGCAACAATTCTGTGTTCTTTGGTTTTTTTGCCATTTTGTCTAAATACTTTATAGCCACTATCGCTTAACCCATGCCTAAATAATTTGCTTGATGAACCCCTATTAAGTTTTGAAAGTTTTTTGCTATCAGATATATTTCTAGTTTTAATTGCAAACTTGTTCAACTTATCTAAAACCGAGGTATGGTGTACATCATATAGTTTTCCAATAGATAATGTTGATAAGCCTTGAGTTATATATAAGTCATATAAATCTTCATAAGTAATATTAAATTTTTTCATTATACTAACCAATTATTTGACCGAATTGAACCTTCAACTTATCAAGATCATTAATCGTACTAAACCAACCATTGTTATCACGATGATAGTAGCCACGACTTCCATCGTTTTGTTTGAGAGGATTAACATTTCTCAATTCTCTCAAATTGCCACTAACAGGCGTAACACACATAGTATACTTCAGTATCGGATTGTTGTCAAGTTCCGCTTTAATTGTTTTTCTAAGATCAGCGATTTTCGGAGCAACATACTCGTTATCCGATTCTGTTTTCTTAAAAATACTCTTATACTGCGAAACCTTGTCGCTATCATACATACTGTCGATGATACGATTAATCTGATTATAGACAACATTAGAATCCTTAATCTTAGCACTATCCAAATCATTGATTCCAAAATCGTTCAACAGTTTTGTCATGTGACCATAGTAATCGTCCTTCTTGAACTTAGCAATATCAAATTCTTCACGATGAATAGTATCTGTAAAGAATTCAAGGATCATCAGACTATCCAAAGTTGACACAATCTTCTTGTTATTGATAAACTGGTCATATTCCAACCCGAACATATTGAGCATATGGAAAAGAAACTGTCTATCAATATAGCCTTGACCGTACCCACGATTCATTTTGTCATCAGAATTGTATTCGTTCCTGCACTGTTCGACCAGACTATTAAACTGATAAATATCCTTGAACTTGTTATCGTTCAGTTTCTTCAAGCGAGTCTTGAACCAAGTGTTAAAATCCACAAGGTTGTACCCTTCCTTGATTAAACGATCCACCACACTATGCTTGATAGCATAAATATTTGTGTTATCAAAAACCTTATACTTCTCAAAGAAATCTTTGTGACTATACAAACCATTAATGGTGGGGTAATCAGTAGTAGCAGTAGCGTATCTGAGGATAGGAATATACACAATCTCGTCAGCATCCTCTAGATCATTAAGACTATCAATGCTAAGACTACGCATAAGAGTAGCATCATTGTAGTCATAGTTTAGAGGACTAGTATTCTTCTGATCTCCAAAGATCAAGAAAATATCTTGGTCGCTAACACTACCCTTACTACCCTTACTCCCTCTGGCTTTAGGAGTTGACTTAATAAGATCACGATAGTCTGATACATTAAGAATATTATGTTCTCCAACATCCTTAACTAGACTTTTAAAGCCATTAGACACATTGGTATGATCCTTTGTGTGTACCAAAAGATACGCAAAACAATCATTTGTGTTGCAATACTTGGTGACGATCTTCTTAGCAGTTTCTGTAGCACTAATATCACACCAGAAGAACTTCATACCGCCATTCTTCTTACCGCTAGTATTCCAGTAATTATACCCCTTGCCAGTAAGAGTGTCATGATGAATTTGATTGGTAAGATAAATCATGCGACGAGAACGATATCCTGCTGTGCGATAATTGAACACATAAAGATTCTCTTCCTTGTCCAACTTGTATTCAATATCCTGACCAGAACTAATGCTATGATCTTTACCAGAAGCATCAGTCCAACTAGCACCAACACCCCAACCACCAGCAAGATCATTCATCTGGTAATATGTCTGGATTGCTTCTACCTTGGTTTTAGCAGTAGCGATCTTGTCGCTGAAATTCTTCTTCAACTCAACGAAAATATCCTGGGTCTTTTCACGCAGAGTCTTAACAACAGATTTTGTATACTGCAAACCTTCACGACTAACATCCATCTCAAGTTCGCCAATACCAAAATCAAGTTCCAGATAAAGACCCTGATTGATGATTTCACCAACAAAACTCTTCCAAGAAGCAATGTCGGCCTTATTAAAGGCACGATTCCACTTAGCAATATGATCTGGAGTCTCAGCCTTTTCCTCACCAATAAGATGAGAAACTTCAACAGGGTACGCAATATTACCCATCAGAGCAATAACGCCGCTTTGAATACGATGATAATTATTCGGGAACTTCATATTGTCATTATTGAGTCGGCAAACACGCCACCCATCACCATCAATAACCACATTACGCTGGCTATATTCTTTGGTAAAATCCCAATGAACACCACCCTCAATAATAGGCTTATTCTTAAAGTAATGAAAAACCCTAACAGCCTTCTGACTAAACTCTTGGAAATCATATTGCTTAACAGCAAAACTAATCTCAAGACCATTAGGCTCGTTAGTATCTGTACTATGAATAAGATTCAACGTAGGAACACCAGTATCATCAATAGCCGCAATATAAGTATATTGAGTACCGTTAAAATAAGAAGTAGTAGTAAAACTCTTGGTATAAGCAAACGGACTCTTAGACCCTAGACCAAGACAACCCACAAAATCATTACTGTCATTCTTATTGCTTGCACCATAAGTGGTATACAGATGCTCCATGTCCTTTTGATTAAGACCAGTGCCATAATCACGCACCGCAAAATTAGGATTAGCAGCGGTAGGCAACGTCACCTTAAAAGGATTCTTATTACCAGCACTAATATGAGAGTCATAAGCATTGGTGGCAAGTTCACGAATAACTGCCATAGTCTTGTCGGAATAAAGAGAATCCGACAGAATCTTAAACATTTTGCTCGTTTGAGCGATGGTAAACTGATTGGTGCTATTGATGCCAGCACTGTGAACTTCAACCGTTCGATCCGCGAGTTTCATCTTTGTTCTCCAAGGTTTCCTGTGTGATGCTCCAAGTATACATCGTCATTCCGCGTTGTCAACCTTACGCTTTCTGGATTTTCTGGATTGCAAGATTTCTTTTAACTTCATCGTAAAGTAAGTTCCAGCAAACGCCCCTAAAAACAAAGGAATAACATACAGCATATTTTTACTAAAACTAACAACCCCAAATGCCGATAAGGACGTTATCATTCCCGCCATAAAAGAGGACATTAAACTTTGACGAGATTCTATACAAAGAATATAATAAGCATAAAACATATCCAATATAAAATATGTGACAAATATAATTAGAGCAGTATTGATATCAAAGTTGTTCGTCGGTATCATCTTCCCAAAAGTCATCCTCTTTTGAAGCCCAAGATTCGTCAGAGTCATTATCGAAATCATAATTTTCTTCTAAATCTTCATCATCTTCTGCCAGCATAATGGTGAAATTATTTAGTATTTCAAGCATCATATCTACTTTAGCCGACATATCCTTAACTTGTTTTTTAATATCGTTTACTTCTTTTAAGATTTTTTCATGATCTTTTTCCAGATTTGTAATGTCTCTAAAAAATAATTTATCGGATTGATTAATTTTTTTAATTACGTCATCAAATTCTTTTGACATTACGTTCTCCTTATTTAAGGAAATATTATCTCACTAATTAATACACCTAACTAAGACAATTACATTCATACTTTTCACAGTAAGAACATTTTGGGCCGGGATCGGGGTTTGCCCAAGCATTAGCATTACCATCAAAACTTTCTTTGCCAGTATCTATACAAACAACCTTTTTCTTCCTACCTCTTTTGACCACTCCCACATTGTACCAATGACAATCCCAAAATTTTAAGCCGGTTTTATTGTAGATTTCATCAACAAGATATTGAATATTAGCCATGCTAATCTTAGTATTAGCAGCATGGGTCTTAGCCAATTCAGTAATGTATCCCCAATCGCTAGGGTCTGGTTGATAAAGATCATCCTCTTTTGCGAATTCTAGTTTACAGATTTTGCTATAGATTTTTGGTGCAAGATCGAACTTGGCTAGTTTTTTGTGATATTTGTATGACTCTTGTGCCTTCTTTTTATTGCGAAATTCTTTGAATACCAAATCTTTTTTATCTTTGATAGGATATACTTGGCAATATCCACCCTCATCAAACCAATCACTATAATCTATTAGATAATCAGAGTTAATCATGAGTTTTATCTACTATAATAGAACCCATAATTTCTTGAGCCACATGAATGGCTTCATTTAAGTCAGATGTTTCACACAACTTAATTGGGCCTTTTGGAATATCAATCCAGTATGATCCATAAACTCCATAAAAAACATTTCCCAAGGCATGATCGTGCATTAGAAAATCAGTAGCGTCATGGAAAATATCCAAATACCATTCCCCATATTCATCCTGAACTTCTTTTACTGTATCAACTAAAAGAAAACGAAAATTAGGATGTTTAAAATCTGGATCACTATAAACTACTCCTCTATAAAATTTATTTGGTAAACTTACCATAGTGATTGTATCCCTTCCAATCTCCGGTTAAAAATTCTTGTCTATTAGAATAGAGAGGCACAACTTTCTCATCGGTGTTATGAGGATTATCCGTTATTCTCAGATCGTAAAGATCGTGTCTTTCATTTATAAGACCATAAGCAACAGGATTCTCAAACACAGCAATAAGTTTGTTGTATTCTTGTTTTAGTCTGCTAAGTTCTTGCTCACAACTAAACCATCGTTTAGAATCACTACTATCTTCTTTGAGTTTTTGTAGTTTATCTTTAGCGTTATTTACTACAAAACGATCAGCACCATTTGCCCAAGCAAATTCGATTAGAAACTCAATAGGATCAGAATTTTCGTTCATAAATTATTCCTTGTTTAAGTAGGAGTGGTGAGAATCGAACTCACACTGTACGGATTTTAAGTCCGTTGTCTCTGCCTTTGGACTACACTCCCATATAGTAATCGACTACAACAATCAAAGTTTGAGGTTGATTATGCTTGTGTGCCTCATCCATTTAAACTGTTGTAGCCGACTACCAATGATTTATAATATCGACTCTCAGCCGTTATTGTGAGCCTTGAGGCGACGAACAATCTCAGCCATAGCCTCGACATTATCAACTGTCTTGGTAGGCTTTGCACGTTCCATAGAAGGAAGTTCAATACCCTTCTTGGACAAAGCAGCCTTTGTACGAGCGTAACGAGCCATCGTACTAGCAACCTTCTGACCAGTCTTAGTGGCAATTTCAGCATAAGTCTTGGACGAATAAACCGCCTCAAGAAATGCCTCGTCGCTGCAACGAATACGGGTCTGCTTCTCAACATTAGTAACTTCAGCCATAATCAACCTCCAAATCTTAAACAACCAACCGTCTTTGCGAGTCAGTCACGCGACTGATCCTCTCGCTTGGACTCTTGTATTCTATCATCCTTTATCGGCTTNTCAACTGCCCAACTTGAATTTTTTTGTTTCTTACCA